TGTACTTTTAGCAGTGAAAAGAGATAACCAACTAAATGAAATAGAGGAAAGTGTACTAAATGGTGTAATATTGTCAAGCTTTAAAAATTGGACAATAAATGAAATTAAGCACGCATTTAGATCTGGTGTAGATGGTACTTTAAACATAGAAATGTATCAAAAACTAGATTCTATTACATTTGGTAGAGTAATGAAGTGCTACACTGCACATAAATTAGAACGAATTAGAAACTTTAAAAACTCAGTGATGACTAAAAAGGAAAATATTGTAACAGATACCGAAATTAAAGCCATAGAGACCGAATTCTACAATAACTGTATATTGCCATACCTAGAAGCAAGGGAAGGCATGAATAAGCCTATTATAGATTGGGCTACTTATTCAATATTTCAATACTTTTGGAAAGGTGGGCAGATTAAGATTAGCAAAAAGGATAAATTAAAGTATAAAGAAGCTGCAGCTTTAGCATGGTCAAAAGCCATTAAGAAAAGAAGGTCCACAGGTGAAAGAGTAAGTTTAAACGAACTTATGAGCCACAGAACGCAGCAAATGTATGCATCATGCATAGCGCTATATGATAAGTCGAAAGATGGCAAGCTACTATAGTGAAGCACACCTACAAGCAGCTGTAATTAGATACATAAAACTAAAGCACCCTACTGTTAGGTATTGTGCTAGTTTAGGTGGCCAATATCAAAAGCACGTTTCTCAAAGAATGAAAGCAAAAGCTACCGGCTATGTTAAGGGCTTTCCAGATTTACAAATTACAGAAGCTAAAGGCGGTTATTTTGGTTTATTCATTGAATTGAAATTAGATAAACAATGCTATGCTAGCCAAGTACAAACAGATTGGATTTTAGACTTAAATACAAGAGGTTATAAAGCAGAAATTTGCAAGGGCTATCATAACACTATTGAATTAATAGATAACTACTTAAGAGAGCAAGCTACTTGAACAAGCTATAAACGCAGTAACAGAACACTTAAACAAATCACAATGAAAAAAGGAATATTAAGAGAAATTTTTAAGGGTATTTTGCCCGCTTTACCATTTGGTAATGTAGTAAAGATTATATCAGACAACATTAAAGAGGATGGATATACACCAACAGGAGCGATTAATTGGCCAAAGCTCATCATGTACATTACAACCGGCCTAATTGTACTAGGTAGATTATTAGGTGTTATTACAAATGAGGATGTAATGACACTAATTGACACACTAAGCCAAGTAGATTGAATTTAACAATCCCTGCAGGACTTGAATCTATAGCTACTAGAGCTGATGGCTCTTTAAAGCTTACTTTCGGAACTCCTGAAATAGACAGCGATACATGTGCTAAACTTTTCAAGTATAGGAGAAAAGAGGTTTTGATGCTTATTTCTACAGGCGAAATTTCA